CAGTACCGCCATGGTTCTTGACAAGTTAAGGAGAATGATATATAATGAACAAATCCTTTAGGATGCATATGATTCGTAGAGCTAACGAAAGTCTACAATCTAGAAGAAAACAACAGGTACATAATATGTTGTTTGAACGTGAACTGAAAAAAATAGAAGGAGATGATGACTCGTGTTTACTGAAAAACAGTTCAACGAGGCAGTTGAAACAACCAAACAAATCCTAAAAGATACCTATGTATCTAACATCATTTATATTCAAGAAAGAATGAAAGATGGTGCTAAAGAGGATGAACTTAAAAACATCGAAGAATTAATCATTGCAAACGAAAGAATGATTGTATACTTTGATCAAGGCGATGATTGGGTGAAAGAACTTCACGAAGAAGCAACCAAGGAGAGTGATAATGATGACGGCGAACTCGTTAGAATCGATGAAGCAAGGAATAGTTGAGGCATTAAACCAAGGAGTTGTTGATCTTCAATTCAAAAAGGTCAATGGTGATCTGCGTAATATGCGTGGTACTCGTAATCTTGGTATGATTCCCGAAGAGAAACATCCAAAGGGCGATGGTGGTATTCGTGAAGGAGAAACGATTGTCACTCTGTTTGATTTGGAAGTGGATGATTGGCGATCATTCCGTGTCGAAAACTTAGTAGAGTATCGTGGAATAAACTAACCTATGTCTGAGTACGTAAGGAAGAAGTTTCGAAAGCCTCGCAAACCGATGTCCGAAGAACAACGTGCTGCGGCAGTTGAAAGACTTGCCAAAGCACGTGAAGCTCGTGGACATGACGGATCAAAATCTGTACATCCAGATCTACTGGAAGTGTCAGAAGATTCACCCTTGCACTGGAAGAATGTTCGATCTTGGATAAAGGATCTGACAGTTGAACTCAAAGCAAAGAAACACTTACGAACATCAAAGGACTCAAAGGAACGTCAAGAGTATCAGATACTTGATGTTTACATCGCAAACCTAAAACGATATCTAGATACAGGCGTGTACCATGATAATCGTTATGGTGCCAGACGTGAAGGTAAAATACAGACTGTAGTCACTACTATGGCCTACCATCCAAACGGCAGACCAAAACGCACAATAGGATTTTACTATCCTGACTGTGGAGTGTACACGCAGGAGATGAAAGAATATGACGATGGAGTTTACGGTTCCGAATCCAAAACCCGAAGACGAACAACCGTTCATGAACAAGAAGAAGTTCTCCAAGATGGTGGAGAAGGAAGTTCGACATTCTGGGATGACTTATCTTGATACAATAGTTCATTTGTGCGAAAAGAATGGACTAGAAGTTGAAGACGTTAAAAAGTATCTGACGCCTTCTATACTTGAACATCTGGAATCCGAAGCGATGAGATTGAACTTTTTGGTAAAGGGTAATACTTTGGATGTATGAATCTGGTTATATAATTGATCAAGATGTTCTTGATGAGATTTATGAAGAGATGGTGCAAATCATCTCTCCTAGATTTCCGGCACGTGTCACTAGCTCCTCTCCGAATGAACCACGAGGAGTCGTAGACTATGACCACAGAAAAGTAGTTCAACATGCTTGTCACCCTAACATATATCCCGAATTTTGTGAACAACTCAACAACTTTGTTGATGACGGAACCAAAGTTAATCAACTTGATTTATTACGATATCGCACTGGAGATTTTTTTGGCGTTCACAAAGACGGTGGAGAACATCACAACAGGGTGTGGAGTACTATCACTGTCATTCATTATTCAGAAGATTATGAAGGTGGCGGTTTAGTTCTTTATGATAATGATCCACACAAAAATTCTGGCCATGTTGAAACTCCTATTCCCTTGGAAGTTGGACAAACTGCTATATTCAATTCAAACATTTTCCATGAAGCAAAACCTGTAGTCAAAGGCGAGAGGTGGGTAATAGTTGCTTGGTTGGGGGCTTGACAAATCTTATAAATACTGTTACTATATAATGGTATTCTTGAAATACACTGAAAATACATTGCATACGTTGTACATACTAGGAGAAAATATATGTCTTTTGCAAATCTCAAAAGTCGCTCAGGCGACATCTCTAAACTTGTCTCTGCTGCTCAAGAGGCGTCTGGTCAAACCCAAACTACAAACAAGTACGAAGATACTCGTAAGTGGAAACCAACCGTAGATGAAAGCGGTAACGGTTACGCTGTGATTCGATTCCTTCCGGCAACGGAAAGCATGGAAACACCTTGGATTCGTTATTGGGATCACGGGTTCAAAGGCCCAACGGGTCAATGGTATATCGAAAAGTCTTTGACTACCATTGGTCAGAAGGATCCTGTATCTGAACTGAACTCTCGTTTGTGGAACTCTGGTATCGAAGAGGACAAGGAAACTGCACGTAAACAGAAGCGCCGTCTTCACTATGTGTCAAACATCCTTGTGGTCAACGATCCTTCTAACCCTGCCAACAATGGCAAGGTGATGATCTATGAGTATGGTAAGAAGATCTTTGACAAGATCATGGATCTTATGCAACCACAATTTCCTGGCGAAGAACCAGTCAATCCTTTTGACTTCTGGAACGGTGCAGACTTCGAACTGAAGATTCGCAACGTTGCTGGTTATCGGAACTATGACAAGTCAGAGTTTAAGGGAACATCTGCTTTGTTTGAAGCAGACGAAGTAAAACTTGAAGCGACATACAATCAGTTGTATGATCTCAACGAGTTTGTTGATCCCGCTAACTTCAAGTCGTATGAAGAACTGGAAGGTCGTCTTGGTCTTGTACTAGGAACTGCTGTAGGTTCTAATGTGACTGCGAAGAACGAGGCTTTGTCTCAGACTGCAGAAGCGAACGTTGGTCGTTCTGCACCCGAACCTGAAATAGTAGTTGCGCCTGCACCTACTGTCGGTGCGGAAGATGACGAAGAGGACACTCTGTCTTACTTTGCCAAGATGGCACAAGAAGACTAATCACAAGGGGACGCAAGTCCCCTTTTTCTTATCCACCATATGCATAGGTACGATCATTCTGATCTACTGTTGGTAGGTTCTGATCCATCACTGCAGTAGTACTCTGAGTACTGTTGTTGTTTACTGTCTGTTGTTGCGGAGCAGCGACTACGACATTAGTTGCACCACCAGATTGTGCATTTTCTTTTGACATCGTATCAAGATCATTACCACGTACAGTCTGTGGAGTAATATCTGGACGTTTCGGTTTTGCTTCCAGTGCGTCCATTTCAGCAAGGAAATCAGCGGTATCTTTATCAACCTTTGCTTGAGCCTGTTGATCTGATTTGAATATTCGTTGTCTTCTCTTTTCACCAGTAACAGGATCAATGAATTCGTCACCATAAACATCACCCTTTTTATCAACCATTGTGTTAGGATCTAACGCAGGTTTTTCAGGTTTTGGTGTTGGAGCAGGTAGTTCAGAAACAGGTTCTTCTTTTGGAGCAGGTTCTTCAGGTTTTTTAGGCGGAGGTGGCGCAGGTGTATCTGTCCATTCGTAGAGTGCGTCTGGAATAATCTTTGCTAATATGCTATCTGGATCTGGTAGAATGTTTCTAATCAATGCCTTCAACTGATTAGTTGCAGCAGTAGCAAAGTCACCAATACCTTCTAGTGCAGAACCTATGTCAAATCCTTCGAACATTCCTACTATCTTGTCAACTAGTTTGCCCGGCAGAGTCTTAACAAAGTCTATAATACCTTCGAATGTATCAATAAAACTAAATTCATCTAACGCAGCAGCCGCATCTTCTTGGCCAAAGATACTAAGAAGGGCAGAAACACCATTCTTCACTAAATCCAGAATAGCACCAACAAACTTAGTTGGAAGCGTAATAATGAATTCTGCCACTGCACCAAAACTGAATCCGTCTTGGAAAGGTTTCATCAAACCTGCCCAAGCATTCTTTAGTACATAGACAATACCATCAAAGAACTTGACAAACCCGTCAGTGATTGAATCTCCAATTTTTTGAAACAGTTCACCAAAACTGAACGAGTCAAGAAGTTTAGAGAAGTTTTCAAATCCTAGTTTGCCTGCAATCCAAGAGACCGCACCTTTGATTAGATCCAAAGGCATAGCAACCAGCCCTTTGAGGACACCCGTAATCGCACCGCCAAGACCGCCAATCAATTTATTGAAGAATCCTATTTGTCGATCTTGTCCTGCTTGGAATCCTTTAAATGCATCGATGATACCCATGACAATAGTAAGAGGGAATGCAACGAAACGACCGATTACTTTGAATACAGAGAAGAACTTCCCTAAAGTTTTGCCGATCTTAGATGTAGACTCGCCCACACCTTTTACGCCTTTGATAAAGTTTGTGAATGGTTGTACTATCTTAGCACTGAGTACTTTCTTGAGTTCTGCAAATGCACGTAGATCGCCAAATTTATTGACACCACGTAGAGACTTGAGAGTGTTATTGATTGACGCACCAAACGCCCTTACAGCATCACGTACTTTATCAATAGTCTGTACTACTTTTCCAGCAGCTGCTTGACCTACTAGTCTCCATCCGTCAGACACACGCTTAGTCCAATCTGCGAATGAACGAACATATTTTGTCAGATTTCCTAGAGTTTTATATGTACTACCTTTTAGAAACTGGCCAGTACCACGTTTCCCGAAGACATCACCAAGAGCATCGATGAAACGTGTGACTGGTGCGAAGATGCTTTTTAGTCGAGTAGAAATGTTCTTTACGATAGCACTTTCTTTGATAGATGTTGTAATACCTTTGACAATGTTACCAACTCTAGTAGTAACACCAGAAAACATGAGTTTAATACCATTTGTAATAGCAGCCGCAAATCCTGAAACAAAGCCTACAATCGCCGCACCGATTCCTGCAACAATTTGAAGAACACCTTTAAGTTCAAAACTTTCCTTGTCGATACCACCTTTTTCTTTTTCCTTCTTATCGTCAGTCGCACCTTTTTTAGATTCTCGGCGAGACTCTTCGGCATCCAACAATCCTTGTTGAGTCATTTTCAGTTGTTCACGAAGAAGTGTGGCAATATCACCCAAAGATTCAGACGCACTAGACTGCTTAGAGATCATCTCTCTACTCTGAGTAGCGTTTTCTTCACGCAATCTAATGATTGCGTCTGTTACTTTGCCTAGGTTTTGTTCGGCCATTTCTTATTATCCGTGTTTCATCTGTTCTCGTTTTATGCGATCATTCTCTTCCTTCACCCATTCAACTAACATTGCAACGTAAATCTCCCTCTCCCACGGCATCATCATTTCAAGTTCGCTTAGACTGTAATGATGATGTTGCATTAACGAAAAGTTGGTCTTATAATGATTGACCAAATTATCGTGCGAGAGGTTTATGATAAAAAATCGTTTATCCCCTTCAGTGTATATGTGTTGGTTTCACCACAACTCATGCAAGGGTAGGTCACTTCTTTTTTCAAAGAAGGCAAGTCCTGTAAGAACTTAGACACTTCTTGAAACTGTTCGCTAGTCATCTGTTCGATGAACTCTTGCAATTCTTTCTCCGAAACATCTTTAGTATCGATGCGTTCTTCTTCAGTCTGAATAGCAGCCATGCACTTGGACAACATCGCAAATCCAAGTTCGGTTTCGTTACCTTCCAGATCAAGAGCAACAATGTCTGTATAAGAAGGATACTTCATTTCAACAGAAATAGTGTCTGTCAATGGAATGACATTACTTTTTTCAGGCATATCCACTTCTATTGAAGAAATCTCTACGTCTACTTCATTCTTGGTTTTACAACTAGAACAAGTTAACACGATAGTAGAAACTTCACCAACAGACTTTGAACGCACCTGAGTAAACAAGTATTCTATGTCGAAAGTTGTCAATGATTTTGTATCGACATCTTCGGTGATACATGCACTTAGGGTATCTACAATAGCACCTAGTGCCTGTTTTTGTTCGCCTGTTTCAAATGCAATCATCAAAACCTTTTCTTCTTTTACCAAGTAAGGTCGGTAAGTTATACTTTGTCCAGTCGAAGGGACTTTTGTGGTATAACTAGGTGATGTATTTAACTTAGGTAATGCCATGATATTCTCCAATAATTAACCAAATATTCCCAACACTCCGCCAAGTACAGATTGAACAACGTTCTGTCCTTCAGAGATATAAGAACCAGGCTCACTTTCCCAGTCGGTGTAAGACAACTGTACAGAAAGTTCCATTAGTTCCGTACCATTGCCTATAGCTTGGTCTGTAAGAGTGGTTGGGTAACACTCTAATAATTTACATGTATATGTAGTTTCCTTTTTAAAAGCAATTCCTACATCAATCTCACCTTGACTGAAATCTACTGGGCCAAGGTCGGGAATCTTGTTTGATATCGCAGAAGGTATCTTGTTCAGTCCACCAAGTTGTTTCTTAAACGCTGACAATCTTTGTCCTTTTTGAATAGTGGACAACTCTACAGGATATGTGTAATCGTCAAAATAACCGACTTCTTTGGTCACAGGATTGTGTGCTAATCCCTGCCATACTTCGAAGTATTGACGAATCTTGTGACTGTTAGTTACAATAAAGGTAAGACTAATATCAGTGGTCGCAAACCCATTTGCAATTTTTCTCATAGTGGTTCCGATCTGATAGTCTTGCGATACGATTTGTCTGCCAGGCAATGCCGCTGCAGTACAAAGTATATCTAATTCGTTGGGGTCAATCTCAAATCCTTCTATCTGCGGAAACTTTACCATGAACTGATTGCCCATGGCTGCACCACCAGACGAAACCAGTTGTCCCTTTAGGTCTTCTATTCCATACCCTGCTGCACTAGCACTCATCGAATCATGTTCCTACTGTCGTTAAATACTTTCTGACTAGACGCTTTGCGGAAGTCTGCGGTTGGTAGAAAGGTTGCAATCTCCCATTCTGGTGCAGGCACTTCAGCAAAACGACTCTTTACATGAGAATTCAAATAGTGTTTAAAACACGGTTTGAAGTATCGCAACTTTGACGATTTCTGCAACATACGATAGGTCACTGCAAACTTAGCGTCTTCGGTAAGCTTGCTTCCTTGTATGTCCATCAAGTTAGAGAAAAACTGCAATCTCAACTTAGGAGGCAGATAGTGCAAGTTCAAACCATAGAAACCGCCTGGCGCAGGTTTTACAACAATCACCAGAGGAAATGTGTCATAGTAAGGCAACTGATCTTTTGTTTTTGGATCATAGAAGAACATAAACATTCCACCTATGATTTGTTTAGATCTTGCCTTTATAGGATCTTCTTTCATCAATTCTGTACGATTGATTGATCGAAGATTACTTGCCTTCTTTTGAAACCACTTGCGACTCTCTTCTGTGCGAGGTGTAATTCCAGCACGAAACGCCTGTCGTTCCAGTCTGTCAAAGATGTTAGACATCTATAAACCCTTTAAATACTCTGTCTGTATTTATACACGAACCCAATGTTTTTCTTTCAAAAAGAAGTCGGGTTTTAGAAAGTCTATAAGATTAACAATGGGGTCGTTCTCTACATCAAACTCTATAAACTTTGAATAGTTTTGAAAATATGTTCTAATATCGTCTTCGGTTTTTTCACGATCCCTCTTAAACCAATCCAACATACCTTGTTCGTCTAGGTTATGGTATTCCATAGACCTTTTTAAATAAGCTCCCTTTTTATGATTTTTCTTGCTCTCTAACCAACCGTCCATTTCTCGGGTATTCAATATAAAATAAGAATCTGGATATTCTTGATTAAACTTGTCGTATAGTTTTATTCCGTCTATCCATTCGTTTTCACGATGCCAGAACATATCACTATACACATTTGCATGGTCAATATCATGCAACAAGTTATAATAAGACTCAAGGTTCTCTTTCATTTTTTGAGCAAGAACCGCAACATTGCCTTTTCGATCATGGCAGGCATAGTGAAAAGAAACATAACCACCTTTCTTGAACATTTCGCTAAATGCTTTGGTTGCGGTTCGATTGAATCCAATAATAAAGACTTTCTTCACTTCTTTGGTTTCCTGTAGGGTTTTAGTTTCTTTAGAGGTTTAAAAGGTTTCTTGCCAAGAGGTTTGGGAAGTATTCCCATTTCACGCAGACGATGTTCTGTCCATATTTCGAAATGCCATCCTCTATCCGCAACGTATTGTTCTGTTGCGCTCCACTTACTCATGTTCTTTATATATGTCAATGTTTCGTTGATGACTTGTCGTCTAGCACGTCCTTGGCCTGTTTTGGGAGGCGTGGTTTCCTTTGCGGGTTTGACTTCTACCAGAACTGTTCTTCCGTTATTATAGACAATCATAAAATCCATAAAATATCGATGCATACGTTTGTCGGTTTCGCATAGATAAGGTATGACAATTTCTTCGGAAGACCATTCCTTTACTTGAGAAGAGTCATCACACCAGCGCATGACAGCCTGTTCCCATCCCGAACGATAAACGACATTTCGGGGGTCGCCTCTATATTTGTGGGGATTACGGATTTTATAGAATCCTTTGTAGGTTTTCATATAAATAGAATTAGTTATCTTTAGACCTATTTATGGACAAGACTAATGGCGGAAACTCCAACACAAAATTTGCGATATCCCTTAGACGACACAGAATACAAAGCGAAAGTAAAATTCACTTTGGTAGAGAATGCAGTTTCGGGGGAAGCAGCCACAGGAAGTTTTAAAACTCAAATTGAAAGAAATCAGGCTAAAATTAAACAGATCGAAGCGCAATATGATCAATTAAAAAGTGAACTTGACACAGAAGAAATAAGTCAAGCGCAATATCAAGAAAAACTTGATGCTTTAAAAGCACAAGTCGAAGATTTGAAAAACCAAATATCAGAGTGGGAAGGACAATCCTCTGAAGCTGCTCAAGCTCCCACAATAGATGTGTCGAAAGATACCATCCAATTATATCTTCCACTTGGTCTTGCCTTTCGTGACAATGTGACCTATGAGAACTTTGACCTTGGTGCAGCGGGTGCTGCAATGGAAGGTGGTTTGGGTTTTGCGGAATCGATGGTTAAGGGTATTGGTTCTTTTGTTTCTGGATTGACTGGCGGTAGTGGTGCTGATGTTGCAAAACTCGCTGGAATCCAGTTGTCATCAAAGTTTGGTTCTTTTGCCGCAGAGGCAGGAGCGGTACAAAAACTTGCAGGCGGTGTTACACTAAATCCAAACACTCGTGTCTTGTTCAAACAACCAAATATACGAGAGTTTTCTTTTGCTTTTAAGTTCATTTCACGATCTCAAAAAGAAGCAGAAGAAGTCAACAAGATTATTAAGTTCTTTCGTACTGAACTGTATCCTAGTGAGATTGCGGCAAATGTCGGAGACACAGAGATTTCTTTAGGTTATCGTTTTCCTAATAAGTTTAACATCTCTTTCAGTTATAATGATGATGAAATCCCTGGCTTGGCAAAACTGAAACCATGTTATCTTAGGGATGTATCTACCACATATAACTCAAGTGCTATGGCTATGCACTCTGACGGAAACTTTACAGAGATTGACATGACTCTTAGTTTCCAAGAGACCAAAGCTCTTGTTAGATCAGATATAGAGGAAGGATTCTAATGTCATTTTTCGATAATTTTGGAGTAGCATTATACAAGTTTGGTAATGAAGAGTCCTTTGCCTTACACACCAATCTGACGCAATATGTGGATCTCTTTGATCAAATCAAAT